AAAAGGTTGATTCGGCACCAAGTTCAGTATTTATTTGCTGCCATGTAAAGGGATAGGCCTGATTTCCTGTGTAAACAAGTTCCCATGTTGATCGTTCAAAAAAAACAATAAGACGATCTTTTACAAACTCAACCGTAACAATTGATTCAGTCGTTGGCGCATCAATTGCATTACCACGACCGGGAATATCTTGTCGCCATGCTGATACATCTAACGGCGATCCTACTTGGGAATATCTACATCTGTTACCGTACTGCGTTCCTGGTAAAGCAGCAGCAGGACCTTCCCATGTATTAAAGGTAACCAGTCTGTTTTTAAAAGGAACAATAATACGTGCACAATTAAGGAAATTAGGTGTAGCATCTATTTGTGGATTAAAGTTAGCCCATTGCGCTCCATTAAAGTAACGCATAAAGTTTACTTCATTTTGATTAAAATTTGTTACGAAGAAAATTTTATCTGATGCATTTGTACCAGTCCATGTATCAGCCCAAAAAAACTGAGAATTATCACCAGTCCATATAGCGGCGCCAGCAACAGTAGACGCAGAAATTCTATTCCACCCACCAGAATATTGATACGCGTATCGTGTATCAAAGGCTACCACAAACTCATCATTAATAGATATTTGTTCATACGTCAATAATCCCATTACAGGAAGATTAGGATAAAAATAAACAGGAGTTGCATCAGCAAGAGCAACACCATTAATGCTAAATGCAGATGTAGTTAAATTATATGTCGCTACAGCAACTGAATTATCTGTCCTTAACATTTGCTGTGCACCAGCTGCTATATTATTAACAGTGAATACAATATCACCAACGCTAAAAGATTGTCCTATGCTGGTTGGCATTCCTGCGTCTACAAGTATAGTTCGTACATTACCTGCCAATACTCCTCCAGCTATAGCTCCTATATTAACTCTCAAACGAGAAACTAACGGATCATTACCAATCCAACGTGAACCAAAACGTTTTCTTACGCGTCCTCTAAAAACATAAGCATTATTCATTTCAGAAAATGCCTCGTCTGGAATTAACCAAGGTTTATAGTTATTCTGAAGACCACTTTTCTCGTCATAGGGAGCGATAAAAAAACGATCTGCCATATTAATATCCTATTGCTAACCATGAAAATCTTACTGAAGCTGGAGGATTAGATCCTCCGAATTTGCTCACGGTAAAATTTGGAAATGTAATATTCGATAATCCAATAACAGTATTATAAGAAGCGTTGGTATCAATAACTGAAATCATTGTATTTAACATCGCTGTAAAATTAGGAGAACCAGGAACGGCAGTATTAACATTAATAGTTACTGAAGCGCTACCTCCAAATCCGACAATTGATTGCCATTTCATTAAGATACCTGATGGTAATCGTGTCCATCCTGGATTTGTCCATCCCGCGGATGTAAATTCTGTTATTTGTACAGAAGCTGGCGCAGTTGATCCAGCTTGACGCGTAAACACTAACTCAGGCTGTGCGGTAATAGCAGATACTTGTGAATATAATTGACAGATACCGGCCTGTGGTGCCGGTACAGGGTTTTGTGTAGGAAATGACACTTTATTGTGTTGGCCTTGGCCAGATATATTATAGTCCACATGGTCTACCGCAAAAGTAGTATCAATCACTGAAAAATTTTGTTGTATTGGAACACGACTTACGTTTAACGTCTGTCCAGCCAATGGAACGTCATTTAATGCCATGAAATCTCTCCATTAATTAATACGGCCAACCGCCACCACCAAAAAATCCACCGCCAATGCCAAAGTTTTTACCTTGAGTATAGATAGTAACTGTTCTTTCATTTGCTTGCTGTGTAAGAGTAGTTCTGAGCACTAAACGTTCTTGCTGTTTAAATTCAGGCATAATCATTTGAACACTATCCATATCCATTCTGTCTTCAAATATTTTCTTTGCTGCTCCGTAAACTATATATTGCCACCATTGCGCTATTTCAGGAATGTCTGTCGATTCCATTAATGTTGTTGGCCGAATATCTACCTCAATCTGAATACTATAGGTCTTATCAGGTACTGGTCTAATAGTGAACTTATTATCATAGTATAACATTCCAATTGGTTTACCTGGTTGATATAAGATTCCCTCAAAGTACAAAGGAGCAGATACTTGCGTTAATGTAGGGAATGTAATTACATATTCACCCGTAACATAATTAATGTAGTTATTGGGATTCTGTGTCGTATCAAATGGAGCTACCAACGGAACATTGGCTTGTGTAAGATTTCCAATAGTATTACTGATAGGTACATCTACCATAATCATTGAAGTACCATTGGTATCAAGACAGTTAAAGTTTACGTTACGTTGTAGAATAAATGGAACACCGCTTCGTGGAGAAGTAACGGTTCCTGTGAATGGTCCTGATGTGTTATTACCACGCAGTTGTGTATCCTTAATAGTATTTGTCTGTGGCCACATACCATAGAATACATCACGCCATTGCGTATAATAACACTGAATGCCTGCCATAAATACTGGTGGATGTACTGCTACATACTTGTTTTTAAAGTTATATAAAGGATCAGTTGTAACGGTAGTATTAGTATCATATACATCTACACCGGGTTGTGTATAAAATGTCAGCAATGTTCTTAGAGAGAACAATCGTAAATGCTCAGGAAAATCGTAGAGAATAAAAGTATTAATATATTCATCTAATTGAGCATTACTAATTTGAGATATAGATGGGCTACGTGTTATTCTACGTATTTTAGTACGTATATTATCTAAGGTAGAATAATTAGAATCAGGCACTATCATTATTAAACTCCATTTCCTTATTGTTTATATAACTTTAACAGTTCTCAAGGATAGGGTAAAACATTCTGTGTAGCATTAGTTAACATATTGTTTACTTCACCAATAGGTATCGACTGAGCAGGTGTCCCAAAAGCTCCTGGTTGAAATGCAGGAACAACAAAGGGATCAAAGTTAGTCGTATCAATGAGAATTGTAAACTGTGTATCATTTATCACTGTTATAGGACCATATAATTGATTTGCCTGTACCATACCAAATCCAATAGGAACATAAATACGAACAATCAATCCTGTAGTATATTGATGAGAACCAGGATTAATTCCGTCAAATGTAGTTGTTACCAAAGCTTGTTCTTCTTGTGTGATAGAAAGAATATTTCTCATCGCACGTTGAAATGCTGGATTTTGAACGCCATAAAAATTTTGTGTATTTGGTGCTGGTATAGGCATTGTTGTTCCTATTACAGAATAGATACTTCTGCTAAATTACTTGGATACATATCTAAATCATCATCCATATATTCTAATGAATGAAACGCATAGCGATGCACTTTTTTAGCTACTTGAGTGGTATTAGTTTTTAGACGTCCATCCGGAGAATGTCCCGCTCGAACACCTTGTGTACCGAATTCACCTTCAAGATGTTGATATTCACGATAAAAACAGTTGTTGTTTAAGTGACGAGCAACGCCTCTTGGCAATGTATAACGCTCACCATCCCACAGTTCATAGATAGAATTCTCTTCACCAGGATAGAATTTATAACTAAAAACAACAGAACCTCTGCCACCATTAGTTGCAGGATTCTCAAGATTTTTAAATACACCGGTAACTAATTCAGCATCACGATCACGCATTTTTTTAATTTGCTTCGAAAAATCTTCACGAGAAATCTTTTTGCGAGAACTTTGTGGTGCATTATGTGTTGCTGATCTTATTTCTGGTTTGTTCATAATTTCCCTTTTATTGTTAATAAAACGATAGAAAGAGTACCATTAGATACTCTTTCCCGTTTTTTATTTACTCGTTATCAACTTCGAATGATGAACCAACAACGTAATAAATTACATCATTAGCAACACCAGCAGGAGAATTTGCACCTGCAACCATTTGAATACCAATGTATCCGTTGTTTGCTGTAGCATCACCAAGTATGTTTACGTTAGAAGTAATTGCTTGTGCAGTATTTTCACCCATTGGAACTACTTGCGCTGGAGTAAATCCAGGATCAGCAGTAAGTGGGAATGCAAAAGCAGTAAATCCGGTCGTATCAATGTCAACGGTAATTGTATTTACTATACCGTCAGCATCTGGTTCATTAATTGCAACAATAGTAGCTTGCAAGCCATTAAGCTCTGTCATCCCAAAAGTGGATGCAGTAACTTCTGGAACAATAAATCTTATAACTTGTCCAACTGTGTATCCATGCGTTACAGATAAAGTAACAATAGCTTGTGAAGCTTGTGATACTTTAGTGATATAACGACGTGATGGATAATAAATTGGGTTATAAGGAATACGACGGAATGTTCCAGCACCTGGATTAGCACTGACTATTGGAGCCATATTTAAGAGAATAAAACTAACACCTGCACTGAGGTTACTAATAGTAAAATCTAATCCACCTAATTGGAGAGCACCAACAGTAGAATAGATACGTACAATGTCACCATTACTTAATGATGATGTATTCGCTGTGTTAACAACTGGTGGGTTACCATTAGTAATACCAGTAAGCGCTAATGAAGGACCAGGCAAATTAGAAGACGAATCTACTAAATAGAATCCCGCATTAGCAGCAATTTGTCCAACAGCAAGTGCATTGGTTGCAGCAGTTTTAGTATAAATGGTACCGCGACCTTGCGTCATACCACGTTGCCAATAAAATTCTGCACCTGTATTTGCACCAGCTGCATATGATACGGTAAGGTTTTTTACCCACATCCAATCGATACGAGATGTGAATACTATTGTTTGATTTGATCCATCAGTGGTAAATTTACCTTGAGCAGTTCCTGAAAAAACAACTGACATCGTATTCTCCTTATCGTAGTGTACAACGCATGTTGGTTATCCAAAGATCATTAAGGATACGCGGCACTTCAGCAAATACATAACCAATGGTTACTGGTGGTCTATACAAGAATCGTGCAGAATAGTTATCTTGCTCAACACAAGCTAATGATTCCATACCTTGTACAAACACATTATAAACATCATTTCCTAATGCAGATGCATTAGCAGAAATAGATGCTACGGAAGAAAGCATAAAGCGAACGTTATTAACGCTACCCCACTCACTTCGTAATACTCTATTATCATTAGGATAATTCCATTTAGAAATGAATCCATTGATATTGTTTAAATCTTTAGACAATTTTGTGTGTCCAAGTGCTAAATATG